TCTTACCCTTTCCATCTGTTGTTAAAAAGACAGTAAAGTAAGATTTATATTTTCCCTTCTTCAAAATTTTATTGTTCTTTATATTAAGAACCTCACCGCCATTGCTTATTTTGTATTGTTGTTCATAACCAATGATGGGCAGCCATATTTCTTTCATAAATGATATCGATCAAAATTAATAACTAAACTATACCAAATTATTTGATATACATCAAATTTATTGGTATACTCTCGTTTAGTCATTACCGACTAAATTGATTAATTGAATAAGGTAGAGGAAATGGATGATTTAATAACGCAAGAAGAGGTAAACCAAGAACGCATCTCGGACTTGATCAAGCACTGGAAACTTCTCAAGTTTAAGATGAGTGAACTGGATGATGATAAACAAGCAACGGAACGTCAGCTCAGGGAATTATTAAATCATCCTGAGTTAGACGGCTCCAAAACTTACAAGCATGACGATCATAGCATAAGAATTACAACAGGGTTAAACCATACGCTCGATAAAAAGACCTATGAGCAGATTAAAGGAACGCTTAACCCTAAGTTTGATCCCGTAAAAGAGGTGGTTAAATTAGAAATAAACAAGAAAGTTTTAAGAGATTGTTTAGAATTCGGAACGCAAACAGATAAATATATGCAATCTCAATTTATAATAAGCACTCCAAAGAAGCTCCACATTTCCATTGAGGAACCTAAGAATGAAAAGGTTATTGCTACTGACTTTGATGGTGACGATCCTTTCGAGCTGCCTACCCCATCCAGCGATAGTAATTGAAGGGTGCGGAGCCGATTATGGAACTCACTGACAAATTCAATATAAACATGGAGACAGGCGAAATACTTGATTTTGAACCTGTCCCAGAATGGACAGACCACGAGGCTCCAATGAGAGCACCGTTGGTTTTAAGCGAACCTTTAGTAATTAAGGACAAACCCATGAGCATCTTAGATAGTATCATTACAACTAAACCTGGCGCACCACGGATTACAATTTACGGTAAGCCTGGCATCGGTAAATCAACACTGGCGAGTCAGTTCCCAGACCCATTGTTTTTATTAACCGAGGATAATGAACTCCCTGGCATAAAAGCCTTACCCCTATTTACAGATTATTTGTCTTTATGGCAGTCAATAAAGCAATTGTTAGAACTTGAAACTTTGCCTTTTAAAACCTTGGTAATAGACAGCATAAGCAAACTTGACGCTTTGGTTGTTGAAAGAACCATAACCCAATCGCCCCCCGATAAAAAAGGTCGCGCAGCGCAAACATTGGCTGAAGCTTGGGGTGGTTATGGCGCAGGGTTTGAAAAGGCAACCTCTTTGCATCGCGCCATTAAAGTGATGCTTGATCGCTTCAAAGAGCGTGGAATTATTGTGGTTTATATTTCCCATTCTGAGGTCAAAAAATATAAGTCGCCTGAGCATGAAGATTATGACATCCTTTCAATTGTTATGAATTCCGATAAATCACGCGCTATTTATATTGATGATGTGGACGCAGTTCTTTATTGCAAACTAAAGTCCCATACCTTGGAAACGGACTCAGGACGAACGATTGTCAAAAGTTCTGGGCAACGTGTTATTTCAGGCATTTCAAATGAGGTCTACGTGAGCAAGAACCGCTTTAATTTACCTCCAGAGATTCCTATGTCGTTTGATGACTTGGCCACGCATATTCCTTTCTTTGCTACTAAAACCGCCCCTAAAAAGGAAAAGAAAGATGCAGGATCAAATTAAAGATTTTGTCGTTTACTCGACAATTGATATGGTTGAGGCGTTCAGAAAACGCCTCAGTGACCTAGATAGAAAAGAGATGGAGGATAACTTCTCCGTTATTGTTTCGGCTATATTGAACAGCGTTACTGCTACAATCATCAATACTTGGGCTGAAACGGTAATCGATGACAAGCTTCCAGCTCCGGTTTATCGGAAAGAATTTGATCTCGCGGTTAATAGAATGCTGGCTGAGATCAATAAAGGCGTTTTGAAGTATTTAGATATCCGTTTGGATATTCCACCAACTAAAAAAGAGGTACATTAACATGGCATTTTTTCAATCAAAGTCAGGTCGTCCTGTGAACGGTAGTGAGGAGAATTCTTTTGCAACCAATTTCAGAAGCTTGCCTGATAATACTCAAGCTCCTGCCGTTATTAAGAAATTCATTGTTGCAGAATATAAAGAGGACGTTTATTACCAAATCGTCTGGCAGCTTGTTGATGGGGACTTCAAAGGTGCTGAAGTTAAACAAACAATCAAGCCTTTTGAAGCTGATGACAATAAAGCAGAACGCGCTTTAAACATGATGTTTCGTATATTCACTATTGGTGGCTTGCGCACTGACTTCCAAGACATGCCAACAAATAATGATCTTGCACCGCTTAAGGGTCAAATTATGGCTATTAAGATCGGAAACGGAATCATTCAAGGTGATGAAAGAACATGGGTGCGTGAAGTTTGGCGTGAAGGTGAACTCGAAACATGCACTGGCGAGACTAAAGTTAGAACAGGTGTACCAAGCGGTCAAAGCGAAAACCCAGCTCCTGCAGCAATGGACAGCGCGTTTTCAAGAAACAACCAGCGCAATGCCGCTCAGAACTTGGCTGAAGATGACGTGCCATTTTAATTGGTTCTTAATAAAAGGAGGAGCAAATGGATAATGTTTCGCGTTTAGTTTCCAAAGTAACTCAGAAAGGTTTTAGGATTCAGATTCGATTTGATCCTGAAGAAAAAGGTGAAGAGTGGGAGGTTAAGCTTTACCCTGAATATGATGATGATGCGCATTTTTATGCTTATGCCAAAGATTTAAATCAAGCCTGTCGAAAATTACTTGATGAGGTCGATGAGGAGTTGGGCGCATGGTAAAAAAATTAATGGTTGGATTCCTGTTCGCCTTTGCTATAACCAGCTGCTTTGCTGGTTATTCAAGCGGTGGGCGTTCAGGGTATAGCGGTGGCAGTCGCAGCTTTAGTTCTTCAAAAAGCTATAGCTCGGCTCGATCCGGTTATTCATCAGGACGCAGTGGGTATTCTCGTTCAACCAATACCGCACGAAGCTATTCTGCACCAAGTACTTCACGCAGCTATTCGGGATCGTCAAGCAATACGGTGATCCATAATAATCACTATTCACATGGTGGTGGCGGTGGCTTTGGCGGTGGGTTCTTTAGTGGAATGCTGGGTGGTTATTTGGGTGGAACTCTTGCGAATAATCACAATGCACCTGTAATTGTAAATGGTGGGGGTGCGCCTGTTGTTGCAGAACCAATGATGCAAGGACAAGGCATGCTGGTAAACGGTGGCTATTCAACGCAAAGCCATAACCCGATGAGTTTTCTTTTAGGCATTATAGGAGTTATTGCTGTTTTGTTAATTTTATTCTGGGGATTGAGAATGATATACGTCACGTGCTTTAGGGACGATCATGACTGTAATCACAAGCGAAATCGTTGGTAATAATACAAGGAATTAGGCAATGGATCTAATAACAATAATAAATAATGCCATTGAGAATTTACCGCCTGACGAACCAAGGCGGTACATAGGAGCGAGTTCAATCGGCCATGATTGTATGCGCTATATTTGGGGCAATTATCATGCAGTTCAGGGTAAGCCTTTCTCAGCAAAGCAAAGACGAACTTTTGAGATAGGTAAACGCCTTGAGGATATGGTTCTGGATTATATAGAACTAACAGGATTTAAGGTAGAGCGTCCGAAAAAAGGCAGCGCAGGTATTCCCTGCGAGGATGAAATCTTCCCAATATTCCGTGGCAACATGGACGGAATATTGCATCTTAATGATAGTCACCGCGCAATTATTGAGATCAAAACCGCTAAGGCCAGCGAGTTTAAAAAGTTCTGCGACAATGGGTTAAAGTCATGGAGCTATACTTATTATTCGCAATGCCAAAGCTATATGGGAATGACGGGCATTCACAGCGTATTCTTTGTGGTTATAAGCAAAGACACGTCCGAATGGCATGGGCAATGGATTGTCTTTGACGAGATAACTTATTCCGAGTTACAAGCCAAAGCAATCACGGTTCATAACATGTCAGAACCACCCCCAAAAATAAACGAAAACCCTTGTTTCATGGTTTGTCAGATGTGCAAATATAAAGACGTCTGTCATAAGCCAGGTCAAGAATTTAATGATGTGGTTTTCTCTACTTATGAAGAGCATCAATGATCGACAGTTTAAGTAATATTTTCTGCCTCTCCTTAGCTGGAGGGGCATTGGGTGGTTGCGCTGCAATGTTCTTTATTGGATTAAAGATTCAAGCTTCATTTGAAACGATTAAGAAATTAGAGCAAGACGTGCAAACTTTGAAAATACAGGTAGCTGCTTTACATGCTCAGTACTATACACCAGTAAATGAATATGTTTAGGGAATATAGGGAATCAAATGGAGAAGACGTTAAGGCCATATCAACAAGAAGCCCTCAATCAATTAAGAGTCAGGCTTAAAGAAACAACACACCCCCTTTTGGTTAATGCCAGTGTCGGTGCTGGTAAAAGTTTAATTATTGCCGAACTGCTCAAGATTATAGAAAAAGCAAACTGGAGGGCATTGTGTTTAACAATGAACTCCACACTGATTCAACAGAATGCAGAAACTTATGAAGACCAAGGTGGCCATCCTGGCATCTATTGCTCTGGCTTAGGTCAGAAAGATACTGCTTCACCCGTCATATTTGGGAGTCCGCATTCTATTGCAAAAGGTATTAAAGCCAATAAGAAGATTAAAGAAGTTCCATTTAATTTAATCGTTATTGATGAGGCTCATAACATTAACCCGAATGATCGTGCCTCGATGTATATGCGGATCTTAAATCACTATGGGCTACAGGCTCAGGCCGAGCAATACAATTTTAGAATCGTTGGCCTTACAGGCACACCATACCGTGGCAAGAGCGTGTCAATTATTGGCGATGAGGCATTGTTCAAAGAGCAGGTGTGTTCAATAAGCACCTCATGGCTTATAGCAAATGATTTCCTCGTTCCACCAATATTCGGCAAGCCTAAAGTCGAGGCGTTTGATATGAAGAACATCAAAGTCGATAGCTTGGGGAAATTCCGTCAAAAGGATTTGGACGAGGCTATCCATCGCAATGAACGTTTAACAGGTCAAATTATCCGCGAGGTCGTTTCCGTTGTTGAGGGAGGTCGTAACGGGGCATTTATCTTTGCCTCTACGATTGCCCACGCAGAGGAATGTATGCGGTCTTTACCGCCTGAAACATCGGCAATCATTACCGGAGACACGCCTCATGATAAAAGAAAGACGATCCTCGCCAACGCAAAAGCAGGACACATTAACTATTTGGTCAATGTTGCGACCCTCCTTGTGGGCGTTGATGTTCCTAACTTTGATGTGTGTGCTTGGTTACGCCCTACCGAGAGCCTCACTTTATATGTACAAGGTATCGGGCGTGTCTTGCGATTGTCCGAAGGAAAGAAAGACGCCCTAGTTTTGGACTATGCAGGGAACTTGGAACGGCATGGCGACCTTGACGATCCGATCATTGTTGATGCTATCAAACAGCAAGAAGAGGAGAAGGAATATTGCATCCCCTGCTTCGATTGCGGAACGATGAACACCTTACATGCCAGACGGTGTATAGGGTACATGGATAAAGAGGGCAACGTTCTACCGAGAGGGGAGGGCGTTAAGGCCGTCACTAAGAAAGGTTATAGTCGATGCGAGCACTTCTTTGAATTCAAACTGTGTGATGCTTGCGAGGCTATTAACGACAAAGTGGCAAGGCGTTGTCGTGCGTGTAATTGTGAGTTAATTGATCCAAATGCAAAGCTTTCTGAAATAGGTGAAAACCATACCTTTGATGTAATTGACGCGCAGTACTGGACTAAAAAAAACAATGCCAGCGGCACTCCTGCTATTTTCGTGCGTTATCGTACTAAGCAAGCTGAGGTTTTTGAGTCGTATTATGTCTCGTCAGAAAA